GTTCCGAAGCCGGCTGAGATTTCCATTCAGCAGGAAGCGACTCGACAGCACAAGCTCATCCCGATTCACGCTCAGAGGACGCTGGAGAAGTGGGACAAGTACCGCGCTGAAGAGCGCGAGAAACTCTCCCACATGACCGAGAAGGAACAGGTCACCGAGTACATGGCGGCTGCAATCCCGGCCGAGCACATCCTCGAACTCGCTCGTGCCTACGGTATCAAGGGTGATCTACCCGAGAACAAGTACCGTGATGAGATCACCGAGATCAAGCGCAACGAGGCAATCGACGACGCCTACGCCGCAGGTGGGACGCCGGCAGTCGTTGAAGTGTCTCTCGAAGCAGCCTTCGACCGGAAGCTCATCGGTCCTCTGGAGTTCAGATGGCGGAAGCTACTCAGACGATTGGTTGGAACCTTGAAGCGGAAAGGCTCCTTTGGCGCTCCATCTGCGCCCCCAACTCCTGGCACCGAGAAGACGGAGTAAAGAAGGGGACGCACCCTTACTCCCTCTGGTACTTCCTGAACAAGGCATGGGGAGCAGAGTACTTCCTCAAGTCGCATCCAGCAGAACCTCAGTGGCTCTACGCTCCGATCCACGTTCCCTACACGCAGTGGCTTCAGATGCATCTACTTGCGTGGAAGAAGCATGCGCTCTCCGGCATGCCGGGACAGTACTGCATCGCCTCGATCCTCCCTCGTGGCTACGGTAAGACCGTCTCCTCGACGAAGGCAGCATCACTCTGGACTCATCTTGATGATCCAGACATGACGACGCTGATCCAATCGGCCACTGACGACCTTTCCATCGACATCCTCAAATCACAGTTGTCCGTAATGTCTGGGGGAAAAGAGCACGATCCTGATTCGTGGTTCGTCTGGCTCTACGGCGACTGGGTCTCGGGTGCGCACGAGCGTACGCGAAACTACATCAAGCACGGCTACCGTCGTGCCCGCAACATCTCCGAACCCTCCTTCGATGCCTCCTCTGCCGGCATCGGAGCCACCGGCTACCATCCTCGCCAGTCGTGGTGGGATGACCCGCTGGAGAAGAACAAGCTGAAGGCTGACCGCACCGCCTATCTCCGTGGTCAGCACGAAGCCTTCAACGCCTCGGCGAACTCGCTCCACGTCAACGGACTCCGTGTCCTCACGGCCACCCGTTACCTCGACGACGACATCGCTGGTCGCCACTTCCGCGAGGAAGGTGTCGCTTCATGGTCGGGCATGGACTGCCCCCACATGAATATGTTCGACAAGGTCCCGTTCGGTGAAGGTCTCTGGCACGTCTACTACTACCAGACCGAAGACGAACTGACTGGCGAACCAACGCATCCGAAGCTCTGGACGCGGAAGATGATCGAGGAGCGCAAGCGGATCGATGCAGAAGACTTCGCCTGCCAGCAGCAGAACAACCCGGGCGCAAGCGAGCATGCCCCGCTCGTCGAAAATCAAATCCCGTGGCTCTATCTCTCGTACCACGACTTCATGTGGGATGTACAAGTGGAATGGGCCACCATTCACATCGACACGGCCTTCAAGAACAAGGAGAACATCGGACACGGTGACGACTCCGCCATCGTGGTCTGGCTCAAAGACGCCCGCAACAACGGCGTTCTCTACCTCGACACGGACCTTCTCTGCGCGTCGAACGAATGGCGCGAAGAGGACTTCAACAAAGAACTGATCAAGGTCTGCCTAAACCTCCGTCGTCGAGGTATCTACATCCGTGCCATCACCGACGAGGTCGAGCCGGGCGGCAAGTCTGGCACCTACAAGAACCGAATCCTCGGCATCCTCCGTACTGCCGGCTTCCAGTTCGGCGACGAGCAGTTCATCCAACTGAACCGCACCAAGGACAAGAAGGCCCGCATCCGTACCGCAGCCGGCCACTGGTCCGAAGGTTACGTTCGTCTCCTCCTTCACAAGAACAACTGCAACTGTCCTCCTCCAGAGTTTGATCCGACGCGCAACGCGTACAAGCAGCGTCAGTGTCCGCACTTCGTCCTTCCCATCCCTGCCCGCAAGATGATCAATCAGATCGTCAAAGTGGACACGACGATGTTCGACGACCTTGCAGACGCTGGTGCCGACGGCTTCACCTCACAACTCTGGCGACCACCCGACACCAATCCAGGCATCCCGAGTCAGGAAGGCACTGTGCCTATCCGTCCGTGGGACCAAGACCTCAAGAGCATCGGCAAGCCGCCCACCAACGAGGAACTCCTCGTGATGATGGCCGACCGTGACGAGCTAGCCTCTGCGGGTTTCTTCGGCGACGGACTCCGTGGCGACGGACTGGATAACGACTACATCCTTCCACGAGACCCTGTCTGAGGTTCCAATGGCTCTTCCTGCTGGCGTAGCTGCTCAAGTCGTCATCATCAACGTCAATCTCAACAAGATCGTCGCCGACCGGGAACGCATCAACGACTGGTTCGACGACGGACTTGGTGCCTCCGTTTGGAGTCTCCTGACGGTTCAGAACCAGACCGCTGCGAAGAACGCTCTCACCGCCGACATGCAGGCGGCAGTAAATGCCATCCAGAGCGCCATCAACGCACTGGCGGCGATGTGAAGATCACCATCGAACGAGAGCCTGGCCAGATCACCGTATTCAACGAAGTCTCCGATGTGTACGTCGTGGTTCGACAGGTCAAGGTCCTCACTGACCTAGCCGGTGAAAATCCCACGCGTAACATCGACACGACCTCATTCTCCTGGGGAAGCAATGTTCGAGAACTCGTGAAAGAGATCACTCAATCTCTCACGGAACTTCAGGACTACCTGAAGGAGAGTCGTCATGGCGGTTCCAGCTAACGTAGTAGTCGCATGGCCCTCGACTGCTGCATCCATCCCCGCAGGATGGACACGGGTCACGGAACTCGATAGCCGCTACGTCGCAGGTGCTGCAACCGGCGCTGATACTGATCTCTCGACCAGCCGAGGGAACGCCAACCACACGCACACCTCTCCAGCACACACCCCGATCCAGAACTCCCACACGCACCTCGTGACGGATAATGGATATTTAGGGCCAGACAACTTCTCTGCTGCCAATACCCCTCGACATAATGTCGCAGATAGTATCCATCAACACGGTTCTGCTGACTCGGATGCAAAGATCGCGACGAACAACAGCGTCACGATCACGGTCAACACGACGGTCAACGACCTCGGGTATCTTGAAGTCATCTGGATCAAGAGCAATGGTACACCGCTCGGTCTTCCCATCGGATGTATCGCCTTCTTCGCGAGCGACTCGCTCCCCACGAACTGGTCGCGTACTGCTGCTGGCAAGTATCTAAAGGGGGCTGCTGCGGCAGGAAATGGTGGGGCAAGTGGTGGAGCGAACACGCACGTCCACACCTCCCCTGCCCACACCCACACGCAAAATGCGCACACTGGTACGGCGACTACTGGGAACAGTGACACGTTCACGGTCGTCAACAACACCTTCACGACGACCTTCTCTGCACATACGCACAACCATCATCTCACGTTCAGTAGTGTAACTGCAACGAACCAGTCCGTCACGACGACCATCGATTCAACGAACCACGAACCACTCTTCACGTTCTTGAACGCGATCACGCCCTCAATCGTTGATCTCCCGGTGAATGTCATCTGCCTTTGGAGTAGCACGAACGCTTCGATTCCATCCCTTTGGGCACGCTACACCGCCCTCGATGGAAGATGGGCGAAGTGCTCAAGTGTCAATGGAGATGTGCTCACAACGGGAGGCTCATCGAGTCACTCGCACACTGCCTCCAACTGTCAACCGATTCAGGATGCACATACTCACACGGCGACAGATGGTGGTCCTCAGCAGCTAAGCACCGGAAAAGACAGTCTGAACAATACTCCGGATGCATCGCACATCCACGATTGGAGTGTGGACTCTGCAACGGCGACGAACCAAGCAACCACTGTTACGATTGACTCGTGTGCTGCTGAAGATGCCTACCCACTCTACCGGACGATGATCTTCGTCCAGTTTACCAACTCGACCGGCCCTGCTATCTCCCTCGGTGGTTACACTTCGTACGACCTGGGGCTCACGGTGGCCGACATCTCCAACCCAGTCACCCCCGAAGTTGCGGCCAAGATTGCTCACAATGACCACCGCTTCATGAGGACTACCTGATGGCCAGACCAGTCAAACCCATTTACGTACGGCTCGTGGGAACGGGAATCGACACAAGTTTCGTGTGTCGCTCGCACGACATCATCGGCCAACCGGCCGACACGTTCCACAAGTTCGTCATGGAAGATGACGTGGTTGTCCTCTACAACAACTTCGGAATCTCCTGCATCACCATCGCCGACAGTCCAGAAGGACTACGTTAGAAAAACTGGTGTCTTTTTCTAACAGAAAGGGCTCGCATGAGACCGCGTATCGTCTTCTTTGACATCGAGTCCCGGCTCTGGGCCGAGGACCTTCGGCCAGAAGACAACGAAGCCGGTTGGGATGAACTCCGTACCGGTAGAGGTGGTGCTTCAGCGATTGCCGTCTACGATACGCACGAGCGGTTTCTCTACCTCTACGACGATCATTGCGCAACAAAGTGCGCACGTCACCTAGAGGCAGCAGACCTAGTCGTAGGTTTCTGCTCAGAGAACTTCGATCTCCCTTGCCTCGAAGGACTCGTGGGACGGCGACTCAAGATCGTTCAGCACTACGACATCTTCGCAGAACTGATGAGGAAGAATGCATCTCAAAGTAAACGTGGACAAAAAGGCGATCTTACGCTGGATCGAATCTCACGACAGAACCTCGGTCGAGGGAAGATCAACCACGGCTCCAACGCAAAAGAACTCGCCCGGAGAGGATTCTGGGGACAACTCTTCAACTACTGCGCGGACGATGTCCACCTAACACGCGACCTGTTCGCAGTCATCTGTCGAGACGGCGGTCTCATCAATCTGAGCGGCTTCACGTCGCTCATCGTGCCCGACCTCTACCGTAAGGGCATGGAGGAATATCTGTGATCTCGTCGATGATCATCGAACGTGCAGCCGGGGCCTATGCCTACGAGCAGCAGATGTGCAACATGGTGGTGGAGTGCGTACAGCATTCCGAGTCTCAGTTCAACGGCATCCGGTCGAAGTTCCCTCGCCTCTACGATCTCTGGCGCGGAACCTGGTCCGGCCGTTTCCACCCGCACAAGAACAACGTACACATCCCGCTGATCTTCTCGGCGATCTGGGCTGATGCAGCCCGCAAGGCAGCTTCCTCACTTTCGTCCTACCCGCCCGTCAACTTCATGGGCTACGGACCCGAGGATGCAGCTATCGCGCGCAAGCAGGAGGCGCTCAACGCGGCTCAGTTCAAGGACGACAACGGCTTCCTCAAGCAGGTGGATGCCATCGTCGCCGGCTCACTCTACGGCGTCTGCGTGATGCAGGTGGGATGGAAGCGCGACGAGCAGGAACGGATCATGGAGCAGATCGACCGGATGCCCCTATCGGGCAAGGTCGTGCGCCACATCCGCAAGGGTAAGGTCGTCATGTTCGACGGCCCCGAGTCCATCATGGTGGACTTGCTCGACTTCTTCCCGCAGCCTACGGTCGCGCGTCTACGCGACATGAAGTGGGTCGTTCGCCGGTACTTCCTCGATCTCGATGACTGTCGCTACCTCGCGTCCATCGGCACGTTCGACAAGGCAGCCCTCAGCCGGCTGGAGCGCGATGGCGCGCTCGGCGGTGGTCAGGGTGCCCTCGTTACGTCGATCCAGCGGTTCCAGGTTCGCACAGGGATGGATGACGAGACTGCCCGGTTCATGGACAAGTACTCGCGCCCTATCGAGATTCTGGAGTTCTGGGGCAAGGTCCCGAGCGAGCTTTCGCCGGATGGCGTGCTCTCGCGCGTGGTCACTGTCGCAAACCGTCGCTACATGATGAGGAATCGCCCGAACCCGTACAACCACGGACAGATTCCGTTCCTCGCCTACTCGCCTACGCCGGACCTGCACTACTTCTACGCCCCGGGCAAGGCCGAGATCGTCGAGAAGCTCCAGATCGTCGGCAACCGCTACCTGAACCAGTCGCTCGATGCGGCTGACCTGATGATCGATCCGATGTGGTTCTACGACCGTGGAGCCGGACTCGTGACGCGCAATCTCTACTCGCGCCCGGGACGCTTCGTTGGTCTCAACGGCAATCCGAGCAACGCGATCATGCCGATGCAGCCGTACATGCAGGGTCTCTCGGTTGCGGATCAGAAGATTTCGCAGATTCGAGAGTTCCTACAGATGGGTACCGGTATCGTGGACGATGCAGTCCAGGGTATTGGCGGAGACTCACGACAGACGGCCCGAGAGTTCATCGGTCGCCGTGAAGCAGCAGGCACGCGCCTGATGCTGGAGTCCCGTATCTACGAGGAGACGATGCTGGAGCCGATGGCGAATATGTTCGCTGCCCTCTCCAAGCAGTTCCTCGAACCGCCCGTCGAAGTGCTCATCCTCGGCGATGGTTCTCAGATCGATCCAGTCACGAACATGCCGATCCCCGCGTCGCGAGAGACGCTCAGCGCGTACGACCTATTCCCGTCGTACACCGCACGAGCCCTTGGTGCGACGATGGGTCTCTCGAAGCAGATGCAGCAGCAGAATCTGCTCTCGTTGCTTCAGGCCCTTGGTACTCCTCTCGGTCAGTCTCTGATGGGACAGATCAATGCAGTGAACTTCTTCCGTGGCATCTTCCGCACGTTCGAAGTCCCGAACATCAACGAAATCTTCGCTGTCAACCCGATGCTCCAGCAGATGCTCCAGAACCCACAACTCCAGCAGATGATGATGGGGCGTGGCGTTTCGGGCATTCCGACTTCGGGACAGATTTCGAATGGTGGTCCGTCGGTCATGTCGGGGATGGCTGGTTCAGCGGGCATGGGCGCTCCGGCGTCGTTGCTCACTCCTCCGAGCCTCAACCAGAATCTTCCTCCAGCCGGCGTAGCCGCGTAAGAAAGGAGGTCGCCCAATGGTGGGTGACTTCAGAGAATACTTCGATCTACGCAAGCTCGATCCCCTTCAACTTGGACAGATCGAGTTCGTTCTCAACTCTCCCGCGTATCAGGAGAGCTTCAAGCCGTACATGGAGGACATCCTCCGGAGTCTCTCTACTCTCTGGAAGGATCGTTCACAACAGCGCAAGGACCAGTATCCGGATGACTTCCTCGCAGGAGGCGTCACCTTCGGTGAAGGTCTATTGAAGTTCTTCGATCTTCTCATCTCCGAGACGAACATGGAGAGAATCCATCAGTCAATGGAGAGCATGTCGAACGAACAACTCTACGACCATAAACGTGCGACCGGTGAAGTCAAGCCTGTCGTGGGTCTCGATCAGTCGGCTATGCCCGAGCAGGCGGACCCGGACGAATTCTGATGCCCTCAAGCGAAGTGATGCACAAGTTCAAGTCGGGGACGCTCCACTCCGGCTCAAAGCATGGCGCCAAGGTGAAGAACCGGAAGCAAGCCATCGCTATCATGTTGTCGGAGCAGCGTAACGAAGCTGCGCACGGTGGAGAGTATGTCTCCAGTGGTGAGCGGCGTAACCCTCTCGAAGGCACGAGACGACCTCGGGGCCGAAAGGAGTCGTAATGTCCATCGGACGCAGTAGAGAAGAGCAGGAACTCACTGACCTTCTCGCCAAGACCTTGGTTCAGAAAGAGGTCATGGAACCCATGAGCAAGATCAACTGGGGTCATGGTACCCCACCACCCCCGGACAATAGCGGACAACCCGCTCCAGCCGAGGGAGCACCCGGGAATGCAGCAGCCCCCGCAGCGCAGCCGAAGGCCGGACAACCCGCGCCCACGCCAGCCGCTCCAGGAAATGCTGGCAGTCCCAAGGCGGACACCCCGAAGATCGAAGACCTGATCGCGGTGTACGAGTCGATGCGTGACCCGGAGACGGGACTCATCGCACGCAAGTACGCGACGGTTACGGAAGCGATCAAGGGAGGCGTTCACCTCACGCATATGGCGAAGCAGGCATTCTCTGAGGCCGACAGTCTGCGCAAGCAGCTAGCCGAGATGAATGACCGACTACGTCAGGCGCCCGCGCCCACCCCTGGTGGCGTGGTTCCGCAGCCCAAGCCCGAACTCACCGCTTCGCGAGCGCGTGTGGACGAGGCCCAGGCGAAGTACGACAAGGTGCTGTCGGACATCACCGAGAACGGAGGCGTTCTCGATGCGGATTCTTCGAAGGCCATGAGCAGGGCTCAGCGTGATCTGAGTGAAGCCATTGCCGACAGTAGAGCGCAGGAGGTGGCTTCTTCCCGTAATCAGCAGGAAGAGGCCGACCGTGCAGCTTGGGATGAGGTCGATCAGCACATGAAGACCAAGTATCCAGGTTCTGAACGGTTCTCCGAGGAGATTGCTCTGAATCTTCAGAGTGATCCGCTGCTTGCCAGCGCAGTTGATGCGCTGTTCGCAAAGGGGAAGCGTCTTCAGGCAACTGAACTCGCGTGGAAGGGCTTTGCCCAGTCTCACGGAGATCAGATTGCTGCGACGGCGCAGACGAAGGCGGAAGAGAAGGAAGTCGATCTCGCCGCCCGTGAGCAAGTCCGTAAGGAAGCAGTCGAACGAGCCCGTAGAGACGCGGGCGTTGTGACTGGTTCCGCTGGTGGTGCTGGTGCGCACGAGAACCAGAACGCGTCAGGTCCGACCCGAGAGCACATCGATCAGCTTCGCGAGGCAATGCGTCGTGAAGGCGATTCTCCGGGCAGTCCCGCTGCGGCTGCGTTCAGACGAGCCATCATCCCTCTCGACCCATCCGTCTTCGGCCCACAGTAGGCCAGGAAGGAGTAACACTCACTAGCAGCGAAAGCTGCGAGGTACATCAATGGCTGGTACCACTTTCAACTTCGGCTCGTATGCCTTCGATGGCTCCGATCTGAAGAGTGGCGTCGCCCGTGAGGACCTGCTGGAGCAGATTACCAACATCTCTCCATATGACACGCCGTTCGTGTCGCAGGCTCCGAAGGTCGGTTGCCGTCACATCTACCACCAGTGGCTCATCGACACCCTTGGCACGCAGACGACTGCGGGTGCTGTGGAAGGTGCCGACTGGTCGCTGGACACGACCACTGCTCCAAGCCGCGTCTTCAACGTGACCATGATTCTCCGCAAGGACATCGGTCTGTCGGAGTCGCAGCGCGCAGTGGACACCGCTGGTTTCGCGGATCAGTACGCCTACGAAGTTCAGAAGGCGACCAAGGAACTCGCGATCAAGCTGGAGACCATCGTCTTCGGTGCTCTGACCACGGCGACCGGTGCTTCCGGTACTGCCCGTGTGATGCGCGGCCTTCAGTCGTTCGTCACGTCCAATACCTCGCTCGCGGGAACCAACGGTGGTACGGTTGGTGATGCGACTCACGACGGTATCGTGACGGTTGGCGACTTCAACGACATGCTGAACACCATCTACGCTGCGGGCGGCAATCCGGAGCAGGTGTATGTCAGCCCGAAGGTGAAGCGTCAGGTCAGTGCGTTCTCGATCCCTGGTGCTGCGGCCGGCAACGTCTACGCCAAGAACATCGCGGCGGTGGACAAGAAGCTGATCGGCGCCATCGATTTCTACGACTCGGACTTCGGTCTGATCCAGATCGTCCTCGACCGGTGGGTTCCGGAGAGCACCAACACCACGACCGCGACCGCTTCGGCGACTGCGACTGGTGGTCAGATGTTCTTCCTGTCTCGCGCGATCAATCGTCTGGCGTGGCTGCGCCCTGTGCATCACGAGCTTGTCGGCAAGCGAGGTGACTCGGTTGCTGGTCTGGTCGTGGGCGAGGTGACGCTGGAGGTTCTCGCCGAGAAGGCGAACGGCATCATCCGGTCCGTCAACAACAAGAGTTCCGTTACCTAGTAGTTGACGGGATTCCAACTTGGGGAGAGGTCCTTCGGGGCCTCTCCCTTACGAGGAACTCAACATGCCTCATTTCGGTTCGGGGAACTGGCCTCTCAATTACGGGACCATTCCCTACGCTTCGCCCCTGTCTGGTTTCAGCAAGCAGGTTGCCACACTCATCAACACGGTTGCGACCAACACTGGTGTCACGGAAGGTACCGACAAGGCGACCTTCACGGTCCCTGATGCTGGTCTGTACCGCGTGACTGCCTACATGGCGGTGAACGTCGCGTCTGACGCCGGTACGGAAACCGGGCAGTTCGTGCTCACCTACACCGATGCGGTCGGTACGAAGTCTGCGGTCGATCTCAACAACTCGAACGCTTCTGCGAATACCACTCTCAACCTGAAGACGGCTGCTGCGGTTGCGAACTGGGTGGGTGTTTTCCGCGCCCTCGCTGCTGGCTCTGTCGTGGTTGCGGTGAAGAACGTGGTCGGTACTTCGGGTCGTACGGTCGGGTCTGTGAACCTGAACGTCATCCTGGAGAAGATCGGCGAGTAACTCAGTGGGGAGGAGGGGTGCATACTCTTCCTCCCCTTTCTGTTCTCAAGAGGTAACAATGGCCAAGAAGAATCCAACCATCACGACTTCCAGCGCGAATCTCAAGCCGGTGATGCCAGGCATCGACAATCTGCCCAATCCCATCGGCAAGAACATGAGCGTTCAGGAAGAGGGCAATGCGATGCCCGACGTGAGCATGAAGGAGAACGACGGAGACAATCCCTCGTTTTCCAGTCCCGCGTTCGCGAATGGTCGCGACGTGCGCAGTTACGGCTCCAGCCCGAAGTCGAACCCGACTCCGGACATGCCGGGAGCGTAACCGTGGCCAGCAAGCGAGGGAACCCAGTGGCGCGTGTGGGCAATTACGCGCAGGAAGTGGATTCGACCGGCATGGACCCGGAGATGAAGGCTCAGATGTTTGGGACCAAGATGGACAAGACGGAATCCAGTTATCTGAAGGGGGCCAAGAACAAGGTCTCTGCGACTGAAGCTGTCCGGCGTGCCCGCAAGGCCAACAAGCAGCCACCCCTTCGTCCTGAGGAGTAAGTCATGGCCCGGAAGAATCCAACCATTTCGGACATCCCGAAACAGGACAAGCACGAGCAGATGTGTGACGAGATGAACGACGCGGTCTACACCCTCCGGGACAAGATTCGCAAACCGTTCCCTCGAAACGGCGAGAAGCTCCTGCCAGCGAACCTCCGTGAAGCGGAGAAACCGGAAGCACGAGTGGCGCGAAAGCACATCGCTCGTCTCCACAAAGCCTTCAAGGCGGAGAAGTAACCATGAGCAAGAGAGGCAATCCCGTGATGGGTCACGGTAGCCGAAAGGCCATTTCCCAGAGCGTCGTTCATCCGGTCGCTGATTCCTCGAACACTGATTCGGGCAATCCGGCTGCGATGCGCGTTCCGAAGGGCAAGGCGAAGAACATCGTCAAGGGTGTGGGCACCCCGTCGGCATCGAGAAAGTAACATGGCTCGGTCCAATCCCACTACCAAGCACATCGGGTTCAAGGCTGCTGCGGAACATGCGGCCGAAGAGTCTGGTGAGTCCCTCGCCGCAGGTCGGGCGATGGTCGCTGCCGGCGCTCGCAAGGCGTCGAAGCGTGCTGTGAAGAACAACCCCCGACTCGCTCGTGTGAGTGGAGTCAAGAAGTAAGGAGGCTGTACATGAGCGGTGATCTCAAAATCACTCGCATCAGAGCGCAGCACCAGTCTGAACTGAGCCTTCTTGGCGACACCGTCAAGTTGGCTCAGTCGGCTGTTCCCAAGCTCCGTCGCACGGCGGAGAATCGGGTCGCGTTCCGCAATATGGCGGACTCGATGAGCGCCCTCGGTGCATACGTCCGTGCGAATGGTTTCGATCCAACGCGCAAGTTTCAGCACGTCGCGAACTACGACACCGAAATCTGGACCCTCGTTCTCGAAATGTTTGCGAAGTATGAGACCGTGAAGGACCCCGTTACTGGGATCGAGCGCGAAGAACTTCGCGATGATGGTCTGCTGTACAAGTGGGATCATGAGAAGGGCTGTCTTCGCTTGAACAAGGACTTCTTCTTCGCCCTGCTCTCCTACTTCGAATCCGAAGGCATTTCCTGCGACATGCGCGGGAAGATCAAGCTGAACTAACTGTAGAAAGGAGTCACCCGTGTCTGCCAATCCCTTCCACGTCTGGACCCTCAATTTCGGAAAGCGGAGCGCCTGCTCGTACTACCGGATTGAAGCACCAATGACGCAGTTGATGTCGTTCGGCCTAGCCAAGGTCTTCGAGGACAAGGGTGGTACGCCCGACTCCCACATCGCACAGATGTACTCTGACATCTCGCACTTCTACGCAGTGGCTGGTGAATCGATCCTGCACAAGATGCAGGTCCTGAAAAACATCAAGCCCGCGATCCGTGATGGCAACGACATCTACCCTCCGGCTCTGATCTACGACATCGACGACAACAATGACTTCGTTCACCCATTCAACACGAGCTACGTAAGCATGGGTATCCGCAGTTATCCCGATGCCCACCTCCTGACCCCAGGAGATGGCATGGAAATCTTCGACGCCGAGGGGAACAAAATCTGGCAGATCGTCGATCAGGAGACCCACCTCGATGGGCTCAAGTTCGACATCGCACGCAACCTTCACCAGATGAAGGTTCGCCACGAGATCATCCGGACGTGCCACGGTGCGACCGTGACCACCCCGAATCTCGCCCGGTACTTCAAGGAAGTCATCGGCCAGCCGAACGTCTACGTCTTCCCGAACACGATCATCCCTGAGCACTACGAGAAAATTCGTGCAGTACGTGAAGACGACTCCATTCGCATCCTATGGCAGGGTGGTATGAGCCACTGGGTGGACTGGTACCCTCTCCGCGATGCCCTCAAGGTCATTTGCCAGAAGTATCCGAACGTGAAGTTCGTGATCTACGGTGAGTGGTTCAAGTGGATTCACGAGACGATCCCTGATCACATGGTTGAGCATCATGCTTGGAACGAGTACGACGCGTACAAGCTCAAGCGTGGTCTTCTGAACATCGACATCAACCTCTGCCCGCTGAAGAAGAATATGTTCAACGCCGGCAAGTCTGCCATCAAGTGGTACGAAGGCTCCATCTGGGAACAGCCCGAGGCCACCCTTGCGTCGAACTTCGGTCCATACAAGGAGATCATCGATGGCGAAACTGGACTCCTCTACGACACTCCCGAAGAGTTCGTTCAGAAGCTCTCTCGGCTCATCGAAGACCCTGCTCTTCGCGCTCATGTTGCTTCTGGGGCGAGACGATGGGTCTTGGAAAATCGCACACCAAAGGCGACGATCCCTGGCCTCTTCGAATTCTATGAAGAGACACGGGCACGTCAACGCCGAGAAATCGGACGCCCCATCATTCAGCAACCTACCCTCGAACAGATCAAGAAGGTAGGAGTTGCTCTGAGGTAACACATGGCCATCACTGTTGTCAACGCACGAATCTACGTCGCCCGTATCATCGGTGGTGGTGCCGAGAGCCAGGAATCTCTCGACATGGCGAACGAGGCTATCCTCCGAGGATACCAGGACTGGCAGAACAAGCGGTTCTGGCGATTCCTCCTGAAGGACACGTCGAACACCTTCACGATCACGGCTACTCCTCTGTCGGGATTTGCTACGATCACTCCCGTCACGGCAGGTGATCTCGACTTCGTGAATGTTGGACAGACTCTGACCTCCTCTGCCTACACCGGAACGGCAACAGTTCTCTTCGTAACGCGCGGAACGGACGGTGTCGTATCTTCGATCACGGTGGATAAGAACGCCCTCACCTCGTCGGCGTCAGTGATGATCTTCAGCGCCAACATTCCGATCATCGCGGGAAGCAATGACTACGGTGTGCCTAACGACTTCAGTGCTGCATTCTCGGCACTGTTGCTAACGAACAAGCGCCCACTCGTGTGGCGAGATCAGCGGTGGTGGGATCGTACCATCATCGACCAGACCGTGCGTGGAACTCCATCCGAGTACACCACGTACAATACGTTCTCAGACCTCACGCAGAACAAGGGAACGACTCGAATCAAGTTTGATCGCATCCCTGATGTGAACGACACGATGCTCTTCCGGTACTATCGGAAGTTCATCACGAACGGAACGAACATCGACATGATCGATGACTTCGTCTACCAGTTCCTCGACTACTGCCGAAACATCCTTCTCGAAACCAAGCGAGCCCAGGATGATCCAGCAGGTTACGCAGCCTCGGTCAAAGAAGCCTCCGAGGGAGCAGCCGAGACTGACGAAGAGCCGACGGACGACAACGACGCCGAGAACTGCATGAAGTCGCAGTGGGAAGTCGGTGACTACGGTCGCCCACTCTGGGGCAACGGACAGTTTGATCCTTACCGATAAGAGGTAATCCATGCCAAAGCCCATGACCGAACTACTCAACGGTGGTATCGTGACCGCACGCGTTGGTTCGATGCTCGACTCTGGAGAACTCCAGCGAGCCGACGACTGTGTGTATCGCGAGAAGGACCCGTCCATCTGGCGGGCTCCTGGCCGTACTGCCTTGACTACCACGGCTCTTGGCACCGACATCCGGGGCGTGGGACATCTCTCTTTCGACGGTGCATACGTCGATCAGTTCGTCGAACTCACTCGCCGCACCGATGGTTCTCCAACGTGGTTCAGTGGTCCTGATCGGACCTACCCGGGCTTCCATCTCTATGGCGCAGACTTCACTGCCGTCTCTGGCCTTTCTCCGACTGAGATCGGTGGTCAGGGTCGGTGGTTCGGTGTGGTTACTGGTACGACTCTCGATACGCAATTCACGGTGGCCTCTTGCACCATTGCGAGCACTGTCGTGACGACCAGTAACTCGTTTTCGAACGTGTCTCCGGGCGCGGTCGTGAGTGGTACCGGGATCACGGCCGGCACGCGTGTCCTCTCTGTTGACAGTGCTACCCAGATCACGCTCGATACGGCTGGTTCTGCTGGTACTGTGACTCTGACGTTCACCCAGTACCCATTTCTGATCACGGCTATCGGAGCGAGACTCATCGGGACCGGCATCGGAACGAACGTCCGAATTACGGCTGTTTCGAATCAGGATGGCACGACTGGACACTACCGAACTGCAACCCTCTCGGTTGCTCCGGCGAGCGGAAACGGAAACTACAACTTCATCATCACCTTCGGTTCGGTCTACGACTGGAACAACACGGGCGGAGAGATTCTCGACTTCGTCCAGTACGGTGCTCGTCGCTACTATATGTGGGACGGCATCGGAAATCTCCAGTGCGTCGAGTGGAAAGCTCGCGCGACTGCAAGCGACGCCACCCTCGGCTCTGTCCTAGGGATTCGCCCAGTTGGTCTGAGACCGGTTGAAACTGCACCAACGATCACGGTTCAGACCGCGCAAGCTACCGGCTGGAACGCTGTGAAGGGTGCAGGCAAGT